GCCGCGCTCCTCGAACGACGCGCCCCGCCCGAGTGTGTCCAGCGGCCCGGTGCCGTGCCGGAACCGCAGCAGCACCCGGGCGGCGTCACGCAGGATGGCGGTGAACGCGCCCGGCACGAACATCTCCCGGTACGGGGTGCCGCCATTGTCGGATACGAGCGTCGGCGTGTTGTACGGCACGCAGCAGCCGCCCACGAGCCGCCGGTCGGTGCCGGAGCGTTCCAGGGCGAGGTCGAACGAGCGGACGATCAGTTCCTCGGTCATTGCACGGCCTCCAGTGGGCGCGGGACAGCGGCGACGGTCGAGTCGAGCGGGGTGCCCTTGGCCCCGGGCGGCTGGTCGAGCAGTTCGAGGGCCTCGCCGGCCTCGATGGGCGGCAGGTCCAGGACGGCGGCGCGCAGCTCGTCGACGGTGACGGCGCCCTTGTCGAGCAGGTTGAGCCAGGTGGTTGCCATCGTCGACAGGTCCGGGCGTAGCGTCGCCGACGGGTCGAACTCGACCCACTGGCCGCGGGGGATCCACGTCGACAGGGCCGAGTCGATGCGGTGGGCGACGGGGTAGAGCTCGGTGCGCCACCACGTCGTGAACAGCATCTCGGGGTTCGAGTAGTTGAGCCCGCCGGCCTGCTCCATGTTGATCATGAACGCCGGCACGCCGAACGCGGCGGCGATCTGTTTGGCGTCCCACTCGCGGGTTTCGAGCAGGGCGAGGTCACGCGGGTTGAACTGGAACTGCTCGAACACGACGTCGGGCGGCAGCACCGCCGGGGCCGCGACGCGTGCCGCCACCCGGTCCATCCACTGGCCCTGGAGCTCGGCGGCCTGGACGGCGGTGAGCCGCCGGGTCGGTTTCAACGCGCCCCATGGCACGCCGCCCGACTTGTAGATGTCGGCGGCGAACTCCTCGGCGGCCGACGCGGCGGTCAGGTTCGACGCGTAGGCGGCGAGCGCCGACGTCCCGCGCAACTGCCCGTTCGGCGTGCGCGGAATCTGGAGGATGTCGACCGGGTCGAACCACACGCCGCCCGACTGGTACTCCCGGATGCCGCCCGAGGTCGACACCTGGATCGCGGCCGGGTCCAGCACCGTCCAGGTCCGCGGGTAGCCGTCGGCGTAGCGCGACGTCACCCACAGGAACGCGTCGCCGTACGAGTACAGGGACCAGGCGATGGCGAACACGGCCTCGCCGATGCCGTTGGGGAACCAGGCCGGGTCGGGGTTGGCGACCCACAGTGGCTCGGTCGACGTCGGCGCGCCCCGGTATCGCAGCGGCTGGGTCGCCAACTGCTGGCACACGAGCTGGAGACATCTCGACGCGGTGCCGACCCGCTCGACGAGCCAGGGCGAGAACAGCGGGCCCGACGTCCACAGCGCCGCCCACTGGGACAGCCGGCCCATGATGCGATCATTCCCGGACGGGAACTGGTCGGCGGGCAGGGCTCGTGCGATCAGTTCGGCGGCACGCGCCCGGACCGTGTCTCGCCAGGTCACTGCGCGCACAGCGTACGGGACCGGTCAGTAGATCGTGGGCACTCCCGGCTCGGGGCCGGTGAGGACACCCCAGCGGGCCAGAGTGGCGGCGTTGAGCGGCGTGATGTCGACCCCGGCGCGCCGGTTCCACACCCATCCGTCGCCGACCCGACGGCGGGTCGCGCCGAGCACGGCGTCGGTGAGCCGCGGGTCGCCGTGATGGGCGATCAGGCCGGCCAGCACGGCGTCGTGGAACTCGCCGCAGGCGCGCTGGAGCTCGGGCACCGGGATCAACTTGACCGGCACACCGGCGCGTTCCAGCGCCGGGACACAGGCGCCCGCCGGTGACGGCCGGTCCAACACGACGGGCGCGCCGTGGCGGTCGGCGACCTCGACCGTGCGCGCCACCAAGTGCTGGAGGTCCGATGTGTGCTCGACGACCTCGAGTGTGGAGCGGCCGGCGCCGAGCCCGCCGGCGGCGACGAGCGCGCCATAGTCCCGTTCCGGGGTGATGTCGATGGCGAGGGACACATCGGGCGGCGCCGGCGACGGGTCGAAACACGCGGCCCAGGCGGTGGCGTCGATCCCGGCGAACGCGCCCAGGTCCAACCACTGGTTGAGATGCTCACGGCGGAACGTGTCCTCGCCGACGTCGAGCAGTTTCGCGTCGAGGGCGTCGACGAGCGGCCCGCCCGGCAATCCGAGGCCGGGGTTGGCATCGGCCCAGGCGTCATGGTCGAGCAGATCGGCGGCGAGGTCGGCGGACCATTCCAGCCAGCACAGACGGGCGCGCGGGTCCTCGACGGCGGCCCGGCCGACCTCGGTGTAGTGGCGGAACAGGACCGACGTGAACGTGCCCGCATTGGACAGGACCCACAGCTGCGCCGACGGCCGGGTGATCATCGTCGGTGTCAGAGCGCCGACGATGGCGAGAGAATGCTGGGCGTAGGCCTCGTCGATGACGGCCAGGTCGAGCGTCAACGACCGGCCGGCGCCCTCGTTCGGGGTCACGACGATGTACTCGGACCCGTTGCGCATCGTGAGTGTCTCGCGTCCGTTCGCCTTGATGTACGAGCGGACCTCCCGCGCGAACGCCGGGATGGCCATGAGCAGGTCGCAATGCTTCTCCCACTGGCGCCGGGCGTAGTTGCGATCCTGAGCCGTGTAGGCGACGGTGCGGCGGGGCTGGATCAGCTCCAGGGCGATGCGGATGATGACCAGGAGCGTCTTGCCGTTCTGGCGCGCCACCGAGATGCCGACGGTCCGGTAACGCAACGCCCGGGTGGCCGGGTCGAGTTCGAGGGCGACGTCGGCGGCGAACCGTTGCCAGGCGAACAGCATGATCCCCAGCACCGAGGCGACCTCGTCGAACAGGGCGCCGAACGTGCGCCGGTCGGTTCTCGGCGTGGCCCAGCGCGCCGGACGCTCAGGCGGGACCACCGGCCGACTCGAGGACCGGGACGAGGGCGCGGGCGACGGCCGCCATCATCAACGGCGGCACCGAGTTCCCCAGGCGCGCCCACTGCTCGGAGTACTTGCCGGTGAGCTCGTAGTCGTCGGGGAACGAACACAGCCGTTTGACCTCGCCGATGGTGAGCCGCCGCTGGCTGGCGCCGTCGTCGACCAGGGCGCGTGACGCCGAGATGCCGCAGATGCCCGACGCCCCGATCGTCGACGCCGGCTCGTCGCCCTCGTCGACATCGCGTGTGTGGTTGTACCAGTTGTGCTCGTACACGAGCCGCACCCGGCTCGGTGACGTCGAGACGGTCGGCGCGACGTCGTCGAGCGGCTGATCCGCCGGCGCCTGATGGCCATGGGTGTCCCAGTGGCGCAGCGCGCCCGGGCGGACGAGGTCGATGCCGCCCTCGGTGGCGGTGATCGTGACGGCGGGCTCGTCGAGCTCCAGCCGGCCGGTCCGCTTCATGCCCGACGTGTGGTTGTGGCGCAGCAGCCAGCGGTCATGGGACTCGGCGACGGCGCCGATGGTCGGGGCGGGCTCGTCGAGCGGGCGCGGGTCGTCGGCGCCGTCAAACCCGTAGCCGCCCCGGATCGAGTCGAACCCGCCGAGCCAGGGGCAGGCGTCGAGGATCGAGTACCGGTAGGGCAGCGGCCGCGGGAATGCCGGATCGTTGTCCAGGTCTGTCCGGACGCCGATGATGATGACGCGCCGGCGGCGCTGGGGGACGCCGAGCCATTGGGCGTCGAGGATGCGCGCCTCGACCCGGTAGCCCTGGGCGGCGAGGCCGGCCATGATCCGTTTGAACTGGCCCTTGGCGGCGCCGGTGACGAGCCCCTTGACGTTCTCGGCGACGAACACGCGGGGGCGGAGCTCGCCGACGAGGCGGATGTACTCGCCGAACAGGTCGTCGGATCGTTGCCGGGTGCCGTCGCCGTGCTGGCGGGCCTCACCCCACCCGCGGGTCCGTTTGCCTGCCATCGAAAAGTCCTGGCAGGGCGGCGAACCATCCAATACGTCGGGGACGCGCCCGTCGAGGGCGGCGACGATGTCGGCGCCGTGCACGGTGCGGATGTCGCGCCGGTCCAGGATCGTGTCGGGATGGTTCCGGGCGTACGAGTCGGCGGCGGGCGGATGGAACTCGTTGGCCCACACGACCCGGTAGCCGGCGATGGCCCAACCCGTCGACGAGCCGCCGGCGCCGGCGAACGTCGACGCCACGGTGAGCCCGTTCGCCGGGATGGCGGCGATGTCGGCCAGGGACGGGATGACATACGGCGGCCGTTCGACCGCAGGGGCGCCCCGGACTCGCCCAGGCCGACGGGACCGGGGCCGGGTGGTGGCTTGCATCATCCGCTCGGCACCGTCGCCCTGGGGCCGTCCTGGAGCTCCTGGGAGCGTCCCGGCGCGGGCTGGCCCGACCACTCGTAACCGCAGGATGGGCAGCGGTAGTCGATGGGGAGCCCGTCGGGGTCGACGCCCGGGAAGGCGTCGGGCGCGTCGGGGCCGGCGAGCCGGTCGAGGAGCTCGGCGAGATCCTCGGCGCCGTAGCCGGTGCCGGCCAGCCCGCCGTCGGCCTCGAGTGCCGCCAGGACGGCGGCGAGGTCCCGGTCGTCGTAGCCGGCGAGGTCGTTGGTGCGGTTGTCGACCAGCAGCAGGCGGCGCGCCTGGTCGTCGTCGACGTCGAGGAACAGGGCGGGGACGGTCGCCTCGCCCCGGCGGCGCGCCACGCGGGTGCGGTGGTTCCCGGCCAGGATGCGGTTCGTCGAGGCCTGGACCAGGACGGCGCCGTAGAACCCGTGCGCCTCCATCGACGCGTCGAGCGCCGCCTCATCCCCGCGCCGCGGGTTGTCCGGGTGCTCGACGAGGTCGCCGACCGGGACCGCCGGGTCGTACCGCTGGGCGATGGTCGCCACGTCGGGAGGCTAGACGCGGCA